CTACTGACGTAGATATTTCAAGAAATCTAAAGTCTGCCGGAATCACAACTTTAGGTGTAACAACGGTCACATCATTCTTGACTGCGGGTATCACAACTTTAGCAAGTCAAGGTGGTGTGACGACAACTGGCGGTGATTTTTATGTTGGTGGTGACCTATATGTTTTAGATGATGTTGTTTATGATGAAGTAACTGGAAGAAATATCAACATCACTGGTGTTGGTACGATTGGTCAATTGTTCGTTGGTTCTGGTCATTCTGCTGGAACTCTTGATGTTGCTGATACACAGATCTTCAATAGTGGAGCTGGAACAACTCAAGTTATAGCAACGAATGCTGACGGAAATTTTGGTACAGAATTATATTACAATAATACAAAAAGATTTGAGACAAAACATGGTGGAGCTGGTGTATTGGGTTACTTCAGAGTAACTGGTATCTCTACTCTTGGAATCGTAACTGGTGCAACTTATTACGGTGATGGATCTAATCTTACAGGAATCGCTGTAACTGCAAATGTCAGTGCAAATACATTAGTGGTTTCTGGTGTATCCACTCTAGGAGTTGTCACTGGAGCGACTTATTATGGTAGTGGTGCAAATCTAACACTAACTGGAGCTGATGGTTCTGGACTGACTGGTGTAGTTACCACTCTAACTGGAGCTGATGGTTCTGGACTGACTGGAGTAGTCACAACTCTAACTGGTGCTGACGGATCTGGTCTGACTGGTATTACCACATTGATTTCGGCTGGGAGTAATATCACAGTAACAACAAATGCAGGTATCACTACCATATCATCAACAGGTGGTGGTGTTGGTGTCGGAACTACAACTGTCAGTACAAATTCGCTGGTCGTCTCTGGTGTTTCTACTTTAGGTGTAGTCACTGGTGCAACATACTTCGGAGATGCGTCGGATATCACACATTCAAGTTGGACTCTTGGTGCAGATGGATCCACACATTATCAATTTACTGGTCCAGGTGGACTGAGTGCAACTGCCGATCCTGTTATCTACTTAGCAAGAGGTCAGAATTACGAATTTGTAAATAATATGGGTGCTCATCCATTCGAAATTCGCTCCTCGAATGGTGGATCTGCATTCTCGACGGGTGTAACAAATAATGCGGTGTCTAACGGAACTCTGAGATTTGAAGTTCCATTCAGTGCACCAAACTCATTGTACTATCAATGTACATCTCATGCCGGCATGGGTGGAACGATTGTTATCTATCCAAACCTGTTCACGGTCTAAATTAACGTCTAAATAAGAAAAAAGTCCTCTAACAAATGGCTGCGATAATTACTGATCAACTGCGTATTTTGAATGCGAAGAATTTTGTCGATTCTGTACAGGATTCTTCCAACTCTTATTATGCGTGGATTGGTCTTCCAGATGCTCCTGAGTTTCAGAGTGATTGGAATTCTTCTCCACCTGCCCCTAAAGATAGTTTGGATGACTCCAACTATTATTGGGACACTATGATTGCTCTTAAAAAGATCAATAGTGGTGATGTGAGTCAAGTTGTAAGAAAGATTTCTTGGCAGTCAGGTACCACATATGATATGTGGAGAAATGATATTGATAGAGATAATCCTTCTCAACCATCTGGAGCATTCGATATCTATGACTCCAACTTCTACGTAATGAATAGTGAGTACAAGGTTTATATTTGTCTCTTTAATAACGCAAATCCAGAGAATAGCTTTAGAGGTGGTCCTTCTCTCGATGAACCTAACTTCACTGACTTAGAACCAAGAGAGGCTGGAAGTAGTGGTGATGGTTATATTTGGAAATATCTTTATACTATCAAACCAAATCAAATTATCAAGTTTGATTCTACAAATTATATAGCGGTTCCAACAGATTGGGATACCAATGCATCCTATCAATCAGTTAGAGAAAATGCTGGAAATAGTGGTCAATTAAAGATTGTCACGATTAGAAATCGTGGTGTTGGTATAGGCACAGCAAACGTAACTTATACAAGAGTTCCTATTCTTGGTGACGGTAGAGGTGCTGAAGCTACAGTTGTTATCAATAATGACTCAAAAGTAGAATCAATTACGGTGTCTAAGGGTGGTGAAGGATATTCTTTCGGTACACTCGATCTTGAAAGAGGTGGTGTTCCAAATGGAACGATTGCACCAGTGTTTGATGTAATTATTCCACCAAACGGTGGTCATGGTGCCGACATATATCGTGAATTAGGTGCCTACAATGTCCTCTCTTATGCTAGATTTGAAAATGACACTCAAAATCCTGACTTTATCACTGGTAACCAGTTTGCACAAGTAGGTATCGTTAAAAATCCAAAGAACTACAATTCAACAACTAATCTGACAATCGACAAGGCAAGTGCAGTATATGCACTTAAATTGGTTGGAACTGGATATAGTGAGGCAAAATTCACAGCTGACTCATTTATTACACAAACTGTGGGTCTTGGTTCAACGGCTGTTGGTAGAGTTGTTTCATATGATCAACAAACTGGTATTTTAAAATATTGGCAGGACAGAAGAACTGCAGGTTTTAATACTGACGGAACAAAGAATGTAAACCCAACTTATGGATTTGAACAGCTGAGATTCACTGCTGACCCTGTATCTGGTGGTAGTGTAGATATTATTCCTACATCTGGTAATACATTAACAATTGATGCAAATTTTACAGGTGTATCAACCACAATAAATAGTCGTACCTACTACCTGGGTCAAGACTTCACTAAAGGAGTCTCTAATCCAGAGTCTGAAAAGTACTCTGGTGACATCATTTACGTTGATAATAGACCCTCAGTTACTAGATCAGCTTCACAGAAAGAAGACGTTAAAGTTATCTTGCAATTCTAAGAGATATGCCACAGGAAACTAATCTCAATGTCGCTCCGTATTTTGACGACTTTGATCCGCAATCGAATTATTACAAGGTTTTATTTAAACCTGGTTTCCCAGTTCAAGCAAGAGAACTGACTGGTCTGCAGTCTATTCTGCAAAATCAAGTCGAAGAGATGGGCAACCACTTCTTCAAAGAAGGTGCGAAGATTATTCCTGGTGACTTGACTTATGTCAGGAATTTTTATGGTATTCAAATTGAACCAGAATTCTTAGGTATTCCTGTTGGTATCTACCTTGATCAGATTCTTGGTACCACTATCACTGGTGCTACATCTGGTGTTACTGCAAAGGTTGTAAAATATATTACTAATGATGAGTCTGAGAGAGGTGTATATACTCTTTATCTGAACTACGAAAACTCTGCAACTTCAGATGAAGAGGTCAGCACTTTCTTGAGTGGAGAAATTTTATTAACAAGTAAGAATATCACATATGCATCAACCTTTATCTCAGCAGGTGAAGGTTTTGCAACTTCTATCCCTCAAAATGCACCAATTATTGGTTCATCATTCAATATTTCTGAGGGTGTATATTTCTTAAGGGGTTATTTTGTCAATGTAAGTGCAGAAACTCTTATTCTTGACCAATATGGTAATACCCCATCATATAGAGTTGGTTTAGATGTTGTTGAAGAGATCATATCATCAGATATTGATCAAAATCTTGCTGATAATGCTCAAGGATTTAATAATTTTACCGCTCCAGGTGCAGATAGATTAAAAATTGGTACATCACTTGCTAAGAAACCACTTGACAGTTTTGAAGATACTAATTTCGTTCAGTTATCTGAAGTCAAGAATGGTGTACTTAGAGTAGTTAATGAAAACACTTCGTACAACTTTATTGGTGATGAGTTTGCAAGAAGAACTTTTGATGAATCTGGTAACTACTATGTAAAGTCTTTCAGAACTATCGTTAAAAACAGTCTTAACGATAATCAAGGTAATAGAGGTATATTTGAAGAGGGACAAACAACAGATTTTGGTCAAACACCAAGTGACAAAATCGGTATCTACAAGGTAAGTCCTGGTAAAGCTTATGTCAAGGGATATGAGGTAGAGACTATTTCTCCAACATTGATTGACTTTCAGAAACCGAGGACTGTCAAGAACATAAGTCAACAAGCGGTAAACTTTGGTTTTGGACCCTCTATTAGATTGAATAGAGTTAATGGTTCTGCAAGTATTGGTTTCAATACAACCAATACATTAAGTCTGAGAGACCAAAGGGTTGGTGCTGACGACGAGGTTGCAGGGGGTAAGGAGATTGGTATTGCAAGAGTATATGACTTTGCTCTTGAATCTGGTGCTTACGATTTAAACAACCAGAATGTCAACCAATGGGATCTTTCATTGTTTGATGTTCAAACATACTCTGATATTTCTGTCAACGAAGCTGTTACCTTAAACACATCAACTCATATTAAAGGTGAGTCTAGTGGTGCAACAGGTTTCCTAAAGTATAATGTTTCTGCAGGTACAGCACTTACTGCATATAACGTCAATGGAAACTTCCATAAAGGAGAAAGACTTCTCTTCAATGGTGTGTTGGACGATTCTAGATTTGTAACTAGTGACACCAATTATTCATTGTCAGATGTAAAATCCGTTCACGGAATTGTAGGATCTGCAAATACATTTACTGGTGATACCATCCAAAATAGAGTTCGTAATTTTGGATCTGCGAATGTTGCAGCAGAAAGTGGTTCTCAATCCTTAGTTTCAATTCCTGCAGATGCTGGATTTACCTTTGTTGGTATTGTCACCGTAGGAAATTTAGTCAGATATTCAAGAAGTAGTTTAGATATTCAAAGTCTTGGTAGAGTAGTCAGTATTGCAGCTACTAATTTTACAATTGAAGCTGTTCAATCTGTTAATGGTGTATGTGACGGTTCTCTTCCAACGTCATCAGAGACAGTTCAAAATTTAGAATTGATTTCTACAAGACTGGCAGGTGGTCCTGGATCTGGTAATATTTCAGGAAATGAGGCTCTATACAGCACACTTCCTAAATTAAATGTCGAATCAGTAAATCTTGTTGGTTCTGATATTACTATAAGAAGACAATATAACACATCAATTTCAAATAATTCAACTCCTGCTATTAATGCAGGGGATAATGAGGTGTTCTTACCATATGATGAGGAAAGATATACTCTTATCAGGTCTAATGGTGATACAGAAATATTGTCAGACGATAAGATTTCGTTGACAAATGGTTCAACCACTCTAACAATTAATGGTCTTGGTGCTAATGACACCAATTCTAGATTGGTAACCACTCTAAGGAAGAGTAATGTTAAATCAAAAGTAAAAATTAAAAATATCTCAAAAGATATTATTATTAACAAGTCAAGAGATACTGCATCTGGTATCGGTTCTACCACATTAGGTGACGGTCTTGAATCTGGTAATTATCCATACGGTACGAGAGTTCAGGATGAAGTAATCTCACTGAACACTGCAGATGTTTATAAAATTCATGGTATTTTTGAATCGGAGGACACAACAGATCCAGTCGCTCCTAACATGACATTGGGTCAACTTGATGGAGTTAGTGCAACAACAAATGATCTGATCATTGGTGAAACTTTAATTGGTCAAACAAGTGGTGCAAAGGCAGTTTATTTACAAAAGCTTGATGATACTCAAATTTATTTTACATATCTGAATAATTCGACATTCTTGAATAATGAGATAATTAAATTCCAGACTTCGAGTGTCAATGGTGTCTCTTCTGGAGTTAACATTGGTTCTAAGGAAATTACAAGTGATTTCAAATTTGATAATGGACAAAGACAATCCATTTACGATTACTCTCGTATTGTAAGAAAGTCTGAAGTACCAGTTCCTGCAAGAAAAATTCGTGTTTACTTTGCATCTGCAGGATATCAAGACTCTGATGATGGAGACATTACGACTGTAAGTTCTTATGAGGGTTTTAACTACGCCAAAGATCTTGGTGTGGTTGGAAATTCAAGAGTTTCAGACATCATCGACGCTAGACCAAGAGTTATTGATTACTCAGTTAGTGAAGGGGCAAACTCTCCATTTGAATTTTCTGGAAGATCTTTCGCCGATGGTCAAGAAGGTAGAACACATAGTTCATCACACATCTTAGCATCTGATGAATCTATGACTCTTGATTATTCTTACTTCTTAGGAAGAGTAGATAGAATTTTCATTGATACAACTGGAAGACTTGGAGTTCTTCAAGGTGCCGCGGAAGACAACCCCAAAATGCCTGAACCACTTAGCAATACTATGACTATTGCTACGGTTTATCTTCCACCGTTCCTTTACAGTACTTCTGACGCTGAAGTTAAGTTTGTTGAACATAAGAGATATCAGATGACTGATATCGCAAAACTTGAGCAAAGAATTAAGAATCTTGAATATTATACTTCACTCAATCTCCTTGAATCACAAACTCTCAACTTGTTTGTGGAAGATTCTAACGGTTTAAACAGATTTAAGTCTGGAATATTTGTTGACAATTTCTCAACTCTCGAACCTCAAGACACTTCTGTTGGTATTAGAAATAGTATCGATAGAAAAAAAGGTATTCTCAGACCATCTCATTATACCACTGCACTAAATCTTCAACTCGCATCTAACGCCATCAGTGGTGTTGGAACAACATCCAATACTAGTGAAGACACAGAGTTTGTGGATCCTGTGGGTGTTAATGTAAGAAGGACTGGTCGAACAGTCACTCTTGATTATGATGATGTAGAATGGTTGAATCAACCATACGGAACCAGAGTTGAGAATGTCACACCATTCTTGGTACAATTCTGGCAAGGAAGTATAGAATTAACACCAGATGTTGATGTGTGGATTGACACCACACAAATGGAAACCAATAATGTTATGATGGAGGGTTCTTTCCAAGGAATTGCAGAATCACTTGGAGCAGAAATCACTACAAATGCAGATGGTCAGAGTGTTGGTATTACACCAATTATTTGGAACTCCTGGGAAACGACTGGTGTTAACATGGACCTTTCCCTGTCCAACGACACATCAACATCTACTTCATCTTCTCAAAATACAATATCTGCAAGTGAGAATACCAACCTTAGTGGTGGAGGTAGTGTCAATGGAACTGTCGATATTCAAACAAATACCACAACTACAACTACAACAAACAATATTTCAGCAACTTCATCGATCTCACTTAATCAAACAAAAACTGGTACTCAGTACACAATAAATGAAAAAATTGACACCGAATCTCTCGGTACTTTCGTCATTAATAATGAGATCATCAACTTCATGAGATCTCGTAACATTACTGTTAGAGGATCTTCATTCAAACCATTTACTAGAGTTTATAGTTTCTTTGATGGAGTTGCAATTACAAAGTTCTGTACTCCAAAGCTCATTGAAATTGAAATGGATCATGGAACTTTCACTCCAGGTGAAACAGTGGTTGGTGCCATGGATAATGGGGGTGCAGTTACAAACAATTCTGCTGCTGTTCCATCGATAAAATTTAGAGTTGCAAGTTCTAATCATAAGTTTGGTCCATATACTGCTCCTACTGACATATACAATGTAAACCCTTACAATCGTGACCTTCAAGTTCCAGCAACTTATTCAGAGTCATCATCACTTCTGAACGTAGATCTGTTCAGTCTTCAGTCCACGGATTTTCCACAATTCGATGGATATATTGAAAAAGATATGGTCTTAACTGGTCAATCAAGTGGTGCTCAGGCTAGAGTCAGAAGAAGAAGACTTATTACCGATAGAGTTGGATCTTTACTTGCTTCATTCAAGGTTCCTGAATCTGGCAATTCTTCGAATCCTGTATTCGAAACTGGTCGATCTACATTAAGACTTACGAGTAGTAATACTAATAGTATGATTGAGGGTACGGTTACCACCGCTGGGGATGCAGTCTTCTATTCACAGGGTGACCTTTCTACTACTCAAGAAACTACTTTATCTCTTAAGAATGCCACCGTCCTTGCAGAGGACTTCTCTCAGAATCAGACAATTTCTACAACTGCAACATCTAATACCATCACAGTAACATCAACAGACACTAATACTGAGGTAACTGACGTTGACTTAGAACTTGGTGGAACTTTACCACCACCACAAATTATTGTTCAGCCACCACCACCCCCACCATTTACAGGTGGTGGTAACACAGGTGACCCACTCGCTCAAACATTTACAGTTGATGATAAAACAGGTATCTTTGTCACGAAGGTAGATTTCTTCTTCAGAACAAAGGCTGAAAGTGCTCCAGTGATGTTCCATATTAGAGAAACCAAATTGGGACAACCAGCTCGTAAAGTTCTTCCATTCTCTGAAGTTTCACTTGATCCTGATCAGGTCAACCTCAGTGATGATGGTACAGTTGCAACTACCTTTACTTTCCAATCACCAGTCTACCTTGAAGGAGAGACTGAATATGCGATGGTATTGATGTCTCATGCAACAGACTACACTGTCTATATCAGTAGATTGGGTGAGGCAGATATCACAACATTAGGTGGTGGTGAGTCCGATCAGGTTATTGTTTCGGAACAACCTCTCCTTGGCTCTCTATTCAAGTCACAAAACGCATCCATCTGGACTCCAAGTCAGTACGAAGACCTTAAGTTCAAACTTTATAGAGCTAATTTCAAGTCTACTGGTAGTGTTTCTTTCTTCAATCCACTTTTACCAGAATCTCTTGAAAAAGTTGATCCCAATGGTCTTTCACTTGAACCAAGACAAGTTAGAGTTGGTCTTGGGACCACTGTCAACGATGCCAGTGTACCTGAACCATTACAACTTGGTAATACAGTCAAACAGTTGAGTATTGGAGCACAAGGTACTCTCGTAGCATTTGCTGGATCGGCAACAGGTGATTTGACACTCACAAACATCGGTGCTGGATATACACCTTCTGCTGGTTCATCACCCAACTTCTTTACTTACACTGGTGTTGCACTTACGGCAATTACTGGTAAGGGTATTAACGCCACTGCAGACATTACAATTAATAGTGGTGTTGCAATTGCGGCAACCATTAATGCGGGTGGTTCTGGTTATGTGGTTGGTGATGTATTGACTCCAGTCAGTGTTGGTTCTCTTGATCTTGGATCTGGTATTCAACTTTCTGTATCAGAAATACTTGGAAACAACACACTTGTCCTCGAAAATGTTCAAGGTAATTTCTCTACAAATTCTGCATATCCTCTTCATTACGAAAACAACGTTGGGTTCACTACAGAGCTCAACGGTGTAGGTGGAGACGTTATTCCTTTATCACCAATTAATGTAACTCATCAAGGTGACTACATCAGAGTCTTCAAGAGAAATCATGGTTTATACTCCAATGTTAACAGAGTCACAATAAGTGATGTAAGAAGCGACTTTACACCCAATACTTTATCACAAAAATATGCATTTGATACAACATCATTTATAACTCTTGAAACCGATGCATCAGGTTATAATACGTTTGAAAACCTTGGTGTTGGTGGCACTAATCCTGGATACGTTCAAATTGGTGATGAGATCATTAGTTATACTGGAATCAATGGAAGAACACTTACTGGTGTAACCAGAGGTATTGATAACACTACGATTGCAACTCATAGTTCTGGTGAGTTGGTATATAAGTATGAGTTGAATGGTGTATCACTGAGAAGAATTAATAGAGAACATCAATTGATTAATGTTACCGCAGCTGACCTTGATGAGCCAGCTATTGGACTTGATTATTACTACGTGAAATTACAAATGAATGCCAATGGTACTAACAGAGCACCTGGTAATGCACCTGGATTCCCTCCTCTGTACTTCAATGAAAGAAAGGTTGCAGGTGGTCCTGACGTTAAGAGCACTTACAACTTACCATTCCACTTGATTACACCAAGAGTTACAAATATCACACCTCTTGGAACCACTCTCATTTCTCAGGCTAGAACGGTGACTGCATCAAGTGTATCTGGTAATCAAGAAAACATGCTTGATAGAGGATTCCAAAGAGTCAACTTGTTTGAGAAGAATTACTTTGATTCTCTTAGAATGGTTGCATCTTCAAGAAATGAAGAACTCTTATTAGACTCTGATCTCTTCCCTGGTGATAGATCATTCTCCATGTTATTCAATCTTGTAACAACGGACACAAGAATAAGTCCTGCAATTGACCTTGATAATGCATCTGTCGTATTCACATCAAATAGAGTGAATCAACCAGTCACTAATTATGCTGATGACTTTAAAGTTTCTACAACAACAGATGATCCTAATAGATTCTTCTACGTTTCTAAAAACATTACTTTAGAAAATCCTGCAACATCTCTTGAAGTCTTACTTGATGCATATTGTTCGACAAGAAACGATATCAGAGTCTTCTATGCAGTTGATCAAGATGTCCCAGTTGATGAGACTGTCTTCATCCCATTCCCTGGATTTGCAAACATAGATACAAATGGTGCAGTTCTTGAACGTGGTAATAGTAATGGAACCCCAGACAATTTTGTTCCTAAGAGAGATTCTTATGAGGTCGATCCTTCAGTGAATCTCTTCAGAGAATATAAGTTCACTGTTGATGATTTAGTTTCGTTTAAATCGTTTAGAATCAAGGTCATTGGTACATCCACTGATCAAGCAGTGGCACCAATGATTAGAAATCTGAGAGGTATCGCATTAGCATAATGAGTGAAATGATTCCAGTTGAAGGCATGGATGGGTATTATAGAGATACCCATTCAGGTGCCATTGTTAATAAAAATAATAATGACTTTCAGTCATATTTGAAACGTCGTGAGAAGTTGAACGGACAACAACAAAACTTCGTTGATTTACAAGATGAGGTTGAAAACTTGAAAACTGACGTGAGTGACATTAAGAATATGCTTCATACCATCACCGATTTATTAAATAAATAGACATATAGATAGGTCTAATTATAGATGGCACAGCCAAGTACTAGACAAGAACTTATTGATTATTGTTTGAGACAGTTGGGTGCTCCTGTACTGGAGATCAACGTTGCAGACGAACAAATCGAAGATCTTGTAGATGATGCCATCCAGTATTTCCAAGAGAGACACTTTGATGGTGTAGGACAAACATATCTAAAGTATCAAATCACTCAAGCTGATGTTGATAGGGGAAAGGCAAGACCACCTGGTGCCGCTGCTCTAAGTTCGGGTAGACCATCGGTTGGTATTGCATCAACTGCAGCAAGTACTAATATTGTAGGAACTGCAACAACATTCACATACTACGAAAATAGTAACTATCTTCAAATCCCACCTAACGTTATCGGGATCAACAAAGTATTTCAATATGATGATGCTCAGTCGATCAGCTCATCGAACATGTTCAGTTTCAAGTATCAACTGTTCCTGAATGATATCTACTACTGGGGTAACACAGATCTTTTAAGTTACTCGATGGCTATGTCGTATTTGGAGTCGATGAACTTCCTTCTGAATACACATAAACAGATCAGATTTAATCAAAGAAAAGATAGAATGTATCTTGATATTGATTGGAGTAACCTCAAGGTCGGTGAGTTTATTATCATCGATTGTTGGAGAACTGCTGATCCTAATGATTATCCAAGAGTTTACAATGACTCTTTCTTGAAACCATATTTAACCGCACTAATTAAAAGACAATGGGG